CTAATGGACAGACGTTTGGTAATTGTGCTTGCAATCCTTAGTGTGATTGCAGGCATCGGTTCTTTTGTTCTCATTGTACTAAGTCTTTAAAGGAGATAGCTATGTACGCAAAGGTCATCACACTTGTTGCCGTGATCCTGGCTTTGTTTGCTGGTATCGTCAGTAATCAGTTCCACTCATACAAGCAGAACACTCAGTTCGAATTGACTGATGTGAAGGCTCGTTACGAGTACCTGATCGATGCTACTGCACGAGAGACTGCGATTTATGTCTCTAAGGTTGCTGTATGTGAAGCAAAGATGCAGACAAATGCAGATGAGTTGAAAGCTGCAAACGACTTCATTGATGAAACAAAGGCAGAGAATGCCGTATTGACAATGAAGCTCAAAGACGCGAGTGTCGCATTGCTTCAGGCAGAGCATGACTTCAATGCGATTTCTGCGGCAATTACGGCCAAGCCAGAACCGTCACAGGTAGAACGACTTGTGGTAAAGACAAAGGCTGCTAAGGAAGCCTTCGCCAATACCGAAGTCGCTTCTAATTGAAGTAACTGGTATCCGCCCCGAAAGGGGCGGGTATCTTTTATTAAAACAATTTTTTTTTTTTCTAGGAGAAAACAATGTTGAAAATTTTAGCATTGTTCTTATTGGGAATGTCTTCAGCATTCGCTACTGACACAATTGTCAGACCTACAGATCCATATGGAAATATCCAGTATCATAAGCCTGGATACGTTATTACTACAGATGGAAGAATAATTCCAACTGATCCATATGGTAACAAACTCTATCATAAGGACCAATATAAGATTCAAGAAAAGAAGCCTATAGAGAAACCTAAGCAGAGTAAATAAAATGGCTGAATCTAAATTTGCACTGCTCAATGCCTACAAAAAGCACTCCGGTGTTATCGCGTACCTACAATTAAAAAAGGACGCAAAGAAATTTCATGAAGATTGTGATAAGATCAATAAAAAGATTGATGAGATGAGAGCAAGGTTCAAGGCAGAAAGGCCTGACCTTTATAAGTAAAGACTATCCCGCCCCGAAAGGGGTGGGTTTCTTTTAATTTTAACCTTTATTTTTTTTTTTCAGGCAACGGCCTTTGATGGCCGCTGACATTCTGTTTGCGGCAGTAACGCAAATAGAGGTTAACAGTGGATATAGAACAGTTCGTGTTAGAACCTTTAAGAAAACTATTATTTATAATAACACACCTGGTCTATTATTTTCTGTTGCTCGCAATATTACCTTCGATATTCATGTGGTTCATATTTGGCTAATGAGAGATGAATGAGACAAAAATTAATTGATTCCATTAAGTCTCGATTAGGAACTGAAATACCAGAGAGAAGTACATTGAAGTACTTGCAAAAACTCAAGATCGAAGATTATATCGACACTGTTATTTCAGTTGTATATTTGTATACACGTGCGAAAAGAGGTTCAAAGAAAAATACAACCTATCTAGTTGAAGTCATCGCTGCAATCGGGCATAACATACGTAATAAATATAAGTTAAAGAGAGATTCTTCTATTGCAGCAAAGACAGGCGCATTTATATTATATTCATTTGAACAACAAGGTTTATTACAAGTTGTATTGGGTCAAGGTGGAAAGGGTCACGCTACTTACATCATACAAGTTTTAGATGATGATAAGATATGTGATCTTTGGGATAAATTAAATCCTAGTCAAATTGAAAAACTACCATCACTCAAACCTTATGCACCTTGGATTTCTACTAAACATGAAACCGGGATATTTCTTGTAAAGACTGGGAATAAAGATGTTCTTGATAAGATCAATCTTCAATCACATCCCATAGTTTTTAACTGTGTAAATAAAGCACAACAAGTAGGGTGGCGAATAAATGAGTTCATATACGATTTACATCTCTGGGCTTTACGAAATAAGACAGAAGCTTTCTCAGACATCTGGGAACTCCACAATCCTGAGGCTCGTGCTACCAAGATCAGGGAGGCAAGAGCTATTGGAGGAATTGCTAGAAGGTTCCTTGGGGAAACGTTCTACCACTTGTATTACTACGATTTTAGAGGACGGAAGTATCCAGCTACAGCTTATCTCCACGAACAAGGTTCAGATCTCGCCAAAGGCTTATTATTTAGAGCAGATAAAAAAGCAATCGGGAAAGAAGGCTTCTTCTGGCTCTGTGTCTCAATTGCGTCCAATTGGGCCGGAGATGCAGGACGAGAAGATGGTGCCAAAACAGATAAAATCCCGCTTAAAGAAAGATACCTCTGGACCCTTGACAACGAAGAAATCATCCTCTCGTACGCGGAAAATCCAAAAGTAAATCAAGGTTGGATGAAGGCAGATAAGCCTTGGCAATTCTTAGCGGCTTGTAATGAGCTTAAATGTCTTAGAGTATATCAATACGAAGTTAATGATTTTGAAAATTATGAATATAAGTCTCATATTGAGTGTTTTATTGATGGTTCTAATAACGGTTCTCAGCATTTATCTGCCCTCACTCGTGACGAAATCACGGCTCCACATGTTAATTTGGTTCCTCTTGGTTTGCCTGGTGATCTCTATAAGTACGTTGCCGATCATGTCTGGACACGATTAGAAAAAACACTTTCAACAATGTCTAAAGAAGAAATCAATGAATGTGAGAAGCTAATAGACAATCTAATTGAATTGAAGAAACAGATAAATGATTCTGAACCTAAGAGTGATAGACGTAAAGAGTTAATCTCTGAAATACAAAGCTTTAAAGATAGGAACAAAGAGCTAATTAGTATAGCTGCTCCTGTATATTGGGCTAGAGTAAAAGACCTTAAAGAACGTAGAAAGATCGTTAAGCGTTACTTGTGGCGCTTGTAAAATGGTGTGAATTCGGGGAACAACCTGAGTGGTCAATCCCGAGCCAAGCTCGAAAGAGAAGGTGTAGAGACTATCCGAAAGGAGTAGACCGGAAGTCCGGTCGAAGCGCACCACACAGAAATGTGATGATATAGTCCGATCTGTATAGTAATATGCAGAATCTAAATTATGAGGTTAATCATGGATTATAATAATCTGTTTATTTATATAGATGGTGATTTGTTTTGGAAAGAAAAACCATCGAAAAGAGATCCCGCGGGAATGAAAGCAGGCTCTTTAAGAAATGACGGTTATATCGGTATTTATATAAATGGCACTTATCATTTTGCTCACCGTGTAATTTGGGAAATGTTTAATGGTGTTATTCCAAGTAATCTATGTATAGATCATATAAATAGAAACAGATCTGATAATAGATTGAATAACTTAAGATTAAGTACATTTCAACAAAATCATTTTAATCGTTCAAAACAAAGTAACAATAGAAGTGGTTTTAAGGGTGTATCCTGGCATAAACAAAAACAGAAATGGGTAGCACAAATTAAAATTGAAGGTAAAAATAAATTTCTAGGATTTTTTGAAGATCCTGAAGAAGCTTATCTAAAGTATTGTGAAAAAGCTATTGAACATTACGGTGAGTTCGCAAGATTAGATTAATATCGTTTAACGAACGATATTTAACATTAATGAACGTTATGACTTTACCTTATGGAGGAACAGCTTATGGCTTGGGAGAACAACAAATAGATGACGCTCGCAAGCATGGCATCGAGCTATTACTTCACCTTGAGCACAAATGGGGAGCCTATCTCGGACGAGAAGTATACGCAGATTGCAGAATATCTCTTAGGCGACCTATGCAATTACTTAAAGTCTTCGAAGACGCTGGAAAAAGAGCTGAGATGGATGGTCGATTCCTCTCTTGGCGAGTACCTATTACCAATTTTCCTGTCGTTCAAAATTATACCCAAGGAATAGTAAAGAAGATCTGGGTACAATATGGACCACCTTCAGGCGTTCGTAATAATACTGGTTACTATGACAATACACTACAATTAGCTATTTGTTTTATTGAAGATGTAAAACCATCTAAAGGAAAGCAATCTCAAGGTGCGTCTCCAAATGCTATTCACAGTCTAGATGCGGCTCACCTTGCAATTACTGTCTCTCGTGCTGATTTTCCTGTAACCACTATACATGATTCTTTTGGATGTCTCCTTGCTGATATGCCTAAATTATTTGCATTAATACGAGAAACGTTTGTTGAGTTATATGCAGCCGATCCATTAACATCTATAATGAAAGATATAAATGGAGATATTAGTAATATTGAATTTGGAACTTTAGATATTAGCTTAATTAAAGAATCGGAGTATTGTTTCTCATGAAAGTTTATAAAGATTTTAATGAACTAAAGAATGGTCCTTCAGAAGTTTTTGAATACATAAAAGGTTTAGATGATAACTATGAAATACATAACCATTCTTTTATGGATTGGTATGGTGGTAATATTCATGTAATAGAGACTAAAGAAGACTTACGAGAAATTACAATCTATGGAAAGTTTTCTGAATCAAATCCTGATGAATGGGAAACCTTAGCAGATGTCGCAGGTTGTTTTGAAATTTGTGAGTTTCTCCCAACTGGAACTTATGTAAATATTTACACCACTACTTCAGATGCTGGTGGACCTACTTATTTTATTCCTTTTGAGATAGCTATAAAGTGTCCGACTGTGTTAGAATCAATTGAATTATCAAAAGGTGAAGGAGAATAACAATGCAGATTACTCGTAAGTCTATAATGAGTGGTATTGAAAGGACTCGTGAAATTGATGTAACAGAAGCTCAGATGGAGCTTTGGAACAATGGTATTCTCATTCAGAAAGCAATGCCAAACCTTTCTGCATCTGACCGTGAATTTATTATGACCGGAATTGTTGATGAAGAGTGGGACACTCTAAAAGGAGAAGATGATTAAATGAAGGGTCTTGTGCTCACATTTGGTAACAGCAGGAATGGAGTTTTTATTCCACTACCTGAAAACCCAAATGTTTTAGATGCTCTAATCGATTGGGCACAACCTGTTCATATAGAACGAAATTGGGATGGAAACATTAAGTCTGTTAAAAGGCTTAATGAGAAGATTACTTATACATTGGTCCTTAGTAGAAACTTTGTTGAACCAGACCTTGATCCAGAGGTTCAGCTTGCAGTCTTACAAAAGCATAAGAAAGACTATGAAGACTCTTTAGCTCAGATTAATAAAGAAATAGAAAATCTGGCTACAAGGTAGGCCGTTAGATTAACCCTCTTGATGGAGGGCTTTATATTTGAAATCTACTAAGGATAAAAGAATGATTATTCCGAATTGTGAAATATGGTTTGCAAAACTAGATCCAAAGCGGCCTAATGCTAAGTTCAATAAGTTGAATCCAACTTGGGAATGCCAAATTAGGACTACTGATAAGGAAGTCAAGAAGCAATGGGAGGCAATGAATCTTGCAGTAAAGCCCATTCTTCCTGACGATGGCGCACCATATTGGCGTGTAAATCTCCGTAAGAAGTCTATTAAAGTTGATACTGAAGCTGCATCTCCAATTAAAGTCGTAAACGGTAAACTAGAAGATGTAGATCCAAATTCAATTGGTAATGGATCCATTGGTAATATTCGTGTCTTTCAATATGAATATACAAAGAAAGATGGTGGAAAAGGTATTGTATCTGTCTTAATGGCAGTCCAGTTAATTAAACATATAGTATATAAAGCCAAGCCAAGAGGCGATGAGTTTGAAACAACGGATATGGAAACAATAGATGTTCCAGATCCGGATGAAGCAGAAGCCGCTGCAGAAGCTGCAGGCACTTCTGGATTGAAAGTGTTCTAAACAGTAAGGGGTTACTCGAAAGGGTAACCCCTTATTTTTCGAAAGGAGATATAAGTGAAATACACGTATGATACGTTTTCTTATGGTCGTAGAATGGATACGACTACAAACTTTCTTGAG